CAGCGAGCGCCACAGCGATCCCGCCCGCGATCTTAAACCAAATCGGGTCTAGCTCCACCAGCTTGCCAATCAGGTCAGCAGCGCCGCGTACGATGCCTGCGACGCTTTCCATGAATGGCGAGGTGCCCTGCAATATGAGCGTCTCAATCGTGCCCTGCAAGTTCTCCCAGGCGGCACCGAGGCCCTTGGTGCGAGCACCGGCGGCGGCTTGCGTGTCAGCGGCGGCGGCAATAGAGCCCGTCATCGCGTCCCAGCCCTCTGCGCCGTCTGCCAGCAGCGTGTTCATGGCCTTCATACCGTAGGTGCCCACAATGGTCTGCACATACTGGTTGCGCTGTTCCTGCGTGACGCCAGACAACGACTTCTCAAAGGCCGCCATGATAGCCGGTAGCGGCTTGAGCACGCCAGCCTGGTCGTATAGCTCGATGTTCAACTCTTCGAGCGCGCCGGTAACTTTGGGGCTCGTGCGCATCATGTTCGTCATCATTGACTTGAGCGCGGTGCCTGCCTCAGAGCCCTTGATGCCACGCTGCGAGAGAACTGCCAGCGCGGTGTTTACGTCTTCCATGGCGCCAATGCCGCCGCGCGACTCCTGATAGAACGCGGCGAAAGTCGAGCCCACGTTTACCATGGCGTCGGCCAACTCTGGCACACTCGCCACGGAGGCGTCAGCGGCCCGCACAAAGTTGTCCGTGATCTTGGTCGCGTCTTCTGCCTCTATGCCAAACGTCGCCATGGCGATAGATACCATGTCGGACGCTGATGCAAGGTCGAACTCTGACGCAGCGGCCATATCGATAGCAGCACGCAAAGCGCCGCCTAGTTCCGCCGTGCCCGACATGTAGCCTTCCATGTCGCCCATGATCTGGTTCGTCTGCAAGCCAGCCTTGTAGAAGTTGGTCATGGCTTCGGCGGCTTCGGCAGCATTAATCCCGACTAGCTGAGTGTCGCCACCGACTTTGATAGTGGCAGCGCGCAAGTCTTCCATAGCCGTGCCGGAAGACGACGCAGCTAGCGCCATGACGTTCATTCCGGTCTCGAACTGCGCCGCGCTCTGGAACATCTTGGAGCCCATCGCAACGATTGGCACGGTGATACCGGCGGTCATCATGCCGCCAGTTTTCATGAGCGACTTGCCCATGTCGGTGAATTTGCTGCCAAAGCCCTTGACTTTAGAGTCAGCGGTAGCGAGGCCCTTGTTGAGAGGGCCTAAATCTGCGCCAATGGTTGCAAAGAGGGAGGAGACTTGTGTCGCCATAGGTTATCTTTCCCTTGCCACGGATTGCCCCCGCTTCACCGCGTGTAGCTCTAGTATGTCTGCCATGTCTAGGTTGTCGATGTACTCCAACGTCCAGCCCGTGATTTCTTGTATCACCCAACGCTCGCCTGCCCATGGCATGGAGGCGCCGTAGCGCTCTGCCACGAACACGGCGGTAGTCAGTTTTTTGAGTCTTCGCCGCCGGTGATGGCCTCTGTGGCGGCCTGCACCAAGGGCATCAGCTCCCTAAACAGGTCCAGCTCACCCACGGCTTCGGGGTCTTGCGGCTTGCCTGCAAAATCCCACGTCTCGACCATACGTCCGATAATGAGCGCCATGTCGTCAAAGCTGGCCGCCCCGATGTCGCTGCCGATAGCCTGGAGCTTGCTCATCAGATCCCAGTTCGCCTTGGCGGGAATCTTGTCTTTGATGACCACTCGCGTACCGTTTACCATCTTTTCCATGTCAATTACCCCCTAGGGAGTGGGGGCGGGTTTTGCCCCGCCCCGTGTCAATTAGTAGACTGTTTCCGCCAACGTAGCGGAAAGCTGGAACGCTGCCGTTACCTTGACCCCGTCGTCAAACGGGAAGTCGATATTCTGATTCTGAACCAACGCTCGCGTGCAAGTCCAGCAAGGATTCCCGGCTGCGGTGCCCTTGGGTGCGATGATGAGCGTGCCGGCGGTGTTCGGCGCAATCGCCTCCCACTCGGTCGTGGTGCCACCATTGTAGAAGCACTCGTAGTCTACGGTGCCGTTCACTCGCGCCAGGCTCACAAAGTAGTGATACGTGTCGGAGCCAGCGGTCACGTCGACCAACTCGCCTTCGTTGTTTACTGAGACGCTTGTGAAGTCCGGCGAGAGGTCAGTCCCGGCGAAAGTCACATATACGTCTTTACCGGCGATTCTTCCGGTGTTTGCCATGATTAGTTTACCTCATTCTGCGATACGTACTCGATACTGCCCGCCACAATGCCAATACATGGCGCCTGCGCCGGGTTCTGTGTACTCTATGCCAGTCGTGCGAGCCGACCAGTAGTTGCCCCAGTCCGTGATGGTGATTTCTTGCTCGTGTATGAGAGCGTCAATGTGGTCGGCAAGCTGCTCCGCGAGAAGCTGCCCACTAACCCCGCTTGTGTCCACCGCCACGGCCTTGACCGTATAAATCCAGTCTTGTGCACGGCGTGGTGATGTATTCTCGTCACGGTCTGACGACGGAAAAAACACCACGTACGGCAAGCTAGCGTCATCCGGTGCGAGCCGGTTGTAGATTGCCGTGCCGCCCAAGGCGGTTGTCAACGCTGTGCCCGCTGCGAGATGCGAGTACAGCGCAGATCCCAAAGCTGTATAGAGATTAGGCATGGCTGCCGTACTCCTCTGGTTTACTCACTGCGATGCTGTTCTTGAGATTGCCGGTATCGACGGGCACTTTGTCTTTTGCCACACCCTCGGCATCGCGCGCGAGCTTTTCAATAAAGTCGTCTGGCGTCATAAGTGACTGCTCAATGACCTGCGGCCAGCCCTTTTCGTAAGCCGGGCGCGCGTTCTCGATAGCTGGCCCGATGAAGGGCTTGAGCGGAACCGATCGAGTAGCGCTGCCGAGCTCTTGAAACACGCCGTAGTCGGTGCCGTCGTGCAGTATGCGCACGGGCTTACCCTTAAGCGTGGCAAGCATCTTGCGCAGTTTGGTGTTGTCGTACTTTACGACGACGGCCATCGTGTCACCTGCGCTCTCTTGCAGAATAGCTCCGACTCGTTACGGTTAATCTGCATGACTTCGTATTCGTTGCCGTCGACTGTCACGTGGTCGGTCGCTTCTAGCGTCTGATCCCAGGCCACGCTCAGGTGCCACACCTGTCCGGCACGTATCTGCTCGGCCAGCACGCTCTCGCCAGAGCCCACGCCCGCAGGCGCGAGACGACAAGCGACGGCCGTAGAACGCGCTGTCCAGGTAGGCGTAAACCCGCCCACGCCGTTGGCTACGTTCTCCTTGGCGCTGATGGTGCAAGTGGTTGGGAACGTGTCTTCGAGGTCGGCCCTGATGTCTGCCAGTTCTGCGCTACCTAGAAATGCCATTTGTCCACTGCCTCACGCTAACGGGCTTGCTCTTCCCGTCATAATACTTGGCCATGTCTATTGCCTGTTTCATCAACTGCGAGCGGCTCATCCTGTGGCCGTCAGCACTCACGTCGTACTTGCCCGCCTTGCCACCGGCTACCTCGCGCCAACAGTCGCCCGCCGCCGCATTGATGTCGAACGTCCAGCCCGACATATAGAGCGCGGTTCCGCCTTGGTCTGCGTCCATGGTCAGCATGCCACGGATGTAGTCCATGGTGTAATCTGCCGACCCTTTAGCCGCGCCGGTGCTGTCTTCGATGTGGAAGTAGGCCGTGCCGCTCGCCACCTCTTCCAGATTCTCTTGGCGCGAGTAATAGAGTCGGTACTCGTAGGTCGTGCCGGTCAGATTCGTCTTTTCGCGTTCTAGCGGCTCACGCCAGATGCGGAGCTTGTGCAGGTCGAGCACGTCTTGTAGCTCCGTGTCTGTCCATGTCGCGCTGGCGGTGTCGTTAATCAGGCGCCGCGTGCGCGTTATCAGATTCGTCATGCCACTACGTGCCATAGGTTATATCCTCCTCAAATGCGCCGCACCGTCGATAATCTCGCCATAGGTGCCAGTCAGTGTCAGGCTCCCCAAGTCCATAGGCCACGGCTCTTGTGGCTCGTGCGTGTGCCCGTGTACTACGCGCTTGCCAGCATACGCACGGCGCACGGTTTCGATGGTGTCTGGCTTGCAACGCCCATGCTCGTAGCGCACGCCGTCAATCTCGACAGCCAGCGGGTAGCCGCACTGCTCATGATTGCCCTGCAAGCGCTCAAAACCCAAGCTCTCGAACTCTGGTACTATCTCTCGCCATGGCGTGCCTGTGTCCCACCACTCTTCGCAAAAGTCGCCTACGCAGAGCAATCGGTCGGGCGGGTCCGCGAGCATCATTTCGATAAAGCGCAAGCATGGCGCATAGTCTAACGACTTGGCGAATAGCCATTTCTGTGTGTCTGGTGTGGCGATATGCGCATCACTAAAGGCTATGACTCGCATTGATTGGCTATCACCGCCTTGTAAAATTCCACATAATCACGCCCCATACGCTCCAGATTGCACTCGCTCTCTGCCCAGGCCCTTGCGTTGCGCCCCAACCGCTCTTGCTCACTGCGATTGTCTATCAGGCTACGGAGCGCGTCGGCCAGCGCGCCTACGTCGTTGGGCGGCACGAGCAGCCCGTTCTCGCCGTGCTCAATTTGCGCCCTTGGCCCACAAACGTCGGACGCAATACACGCCAGCCCGCTACTCATGGCCTCGGTCAGACACAGGCCCCAGGTCTCCTGATAGCATGACGGGAACACCATGATGGCCTTTTTGCGTAGCTCATCGCGCACGCGCTCGCGCGTCACGCCTGAGACAATCGTCGCCGCTGCGCCTACTTGCTTGAGCGCAGGCCCTAGAATCTGCATTCCCTTGGTGGCGTACTTGGGCCAGGCGCACACGGTCACAATGCCATCACCCAAGCTCTCCGCCGGGCTGAAAAAGTCGGTATCTATGGAGTGCGGGATGACAGCGTCAATGCGCACGCCGTGCCGCTTGAATATGGCCGCGCTGTAGGGATTGAACGCCACTAGGCGCGAGCGATTGACCAGTGCGCGAATCGAGTTGGACGTGTGGCGCCCTTGGCACTTGTTATCACAGATGCCCTCGACAGCGTTGCATGATTCCGCGAGCAGGCTGCCTTGGTTGTTGCCCCGCTTGAGTAGCATGCGCGTCCCGCAAAATGGCCAGTAGTCGTGTAGGGACAGGCAGTGTGGCACCTTCTCTTGCTGTGCCCATCGCAACACGCCCAGCCCCAGCCCGATGTGGACGGTGTGAAAGTGTACGATGTCGGGCTTGTGCTCTGCATAGGCCGCTTGCGGCTCCTCGTAGCAAACTATCACCTCGTGCCCTAGCAGCTCCAGCGCCTTCCGCTGGTCTCTGATGGCACTCTCGGCCCCGCCCGCCTTCCCTGGCGCAGCCTGGTTATAATGAACAAGTAACACTCTCACGCTATTCCCCCTCGCACGGTCGCGCGCGCGTCCCCCACATGTCGCCGGCTGAGTGCTGGTCTTCCAACACGTAATGGTCGAGACAGTACAAGTGACACGGTTGCGGCTTGCGGCTCAGGTCTAGCTCGCCGTCGAGCCAGTTGCCGAGGCATGTCTCTCGCCAATAAGGGCTGCGCAACGTGGTCAAGCACGGCCACGCGCTACCGTCGGGCGCAATAGTGAGATGGTCAATGCCGCCCTGACAGCATAGCCCTTGCTCTTGCAACGGTTCAAGCCCGTCCATGTCCTCATACGGGCTAACGACGTAATTGATGCCGTTCTCGTTCATCCACGCCATAGCGTCAGCAGACAGCTCGACGGTGTCTTTATAGTCAACGATGTTAGGCGCCGGGCGGCCCTCGCCACTGCTCAGTATGCGGATAGACTCGCGCCACACCTTGTCGTAGTTTTTATAGCGCCCACGCCCGTCCGGGTGATAGCTCATATTGACGCTAATCAGGTTTGTTGGCGCCGCGTCCGCCAGCTTCTCAATGGCTCTTGGATAGAGCCCGTTGGTACTCAGCCCAAACGCCACATCAGGGCAGGCCAGCATCAAGTCAGCAAGCCAGTTCACGATAAACGGCTCGCCGCCGGCAATGTCTACCACGTCGGGCGCGTCACGTTGTATGGCTGCGACCCAGTCCTCTAGCGGGCGCTCTGGCGCTGCGAGTAGTTCCGGGCGCTGTCGGATGGTATGGTCTACCCAGCAGTAGCGGCAGATGCCCGCGTTGGGACAGCGCCACGTCACGTTAATCAGATAGTGCTTGCGTCTCTCCTTCACTTTAGCAACACCCCCCGCCACGCCTCTGCCACTGCCTCTTTGCCGAACTCTTTGATGGCCGTGGTGCGCCCTGCTTGCCCGATGCGTTGCGCTAACGCCGGGTCGTTGAGCAAGTCGCGAACGTAGCCCTTGAGCGTGGCGGTGTCCTCGGACCAGTAGCCGTTGACGCCGTTCTGAATAAGGCTCGGTATCTCGTAGAGTCCAGTCACGCCGCCGCCGCCCACGTAATGGTTGCGCAGTCCTGGCCCGATGGCGACCACGGGAATGCCTGTGACAAACGCCTCGATAAAGCCCAACGTATAAGGCGCCGGGAAGGTGCCCGTGTAGAAGAAGGCTCTGTTCTCGCGTAACGCGTCCTTTAGCTCGTCATAGCTCAGTAGCGCCGTGGGCATGGTGTCAATATCGTCGTTGTGCGGCCCAATCATCATACGGTTTAGGCCGTTGGTGGACTCCTCATACCAGCCCAGCCCGCAGTAGGCGTTGCGATGTTTGACCATCTGCCCGATGCTGATAACGCGTGCCGTTGTGCCTCGCCAGTCGCCAAACTCGTCCGGGTCTTTGTAGAAGCGGCACAGGGCCGTCTCTCCGGCAAAGTTGGGCAGTTTGCGCTCTTCTGGCGAGTAGCGCACAAGCTCTAGCCCCTGCGCAGCCAGTGCAGTCAAGCGTTGTTCGATTCGCGGCGTCGATTGCCCGATAGAGCGCCAGATAACGCGGTTCTTAGCCGCCTTCATAGCCGCCCAGTTGTCTTCAATCCATTCCACCGAGCCCATGTAGACCACTACGTCAGCCCACTCGAACAGCTTGGGGTCTAACGCCTCTTTGGGCGTCGCCTTGGCTAGAGGGAACAGGTCAGGATAGAACGGAATGTCTAGCGGCGGTCTCTTGGTGTCTCCGCTGTTGTCGCGTGGATCCACGTAGGCGCCGTGCGAAAAGACGTTAATACCCATGCCATGGAACAACTTTAATTCGTCGAATTCGAGAATTGAGCGCCTTCAATGGCACGAAACGTAGAATAGTTTCATGCCAATACACCCCCCTTCTGGTCATTGTGGCTATTCCATGCGTGCCACCCCTTCATGGTCATCGCGCGGCCTCGAAATTGAACGCTGCGGTGTTGCCTGTCAGTGTTGCGTCTACGAATACCCCGTGCGTGTAGCTCAACAGCCCGGCACGCTGGTCAACGGGCGCCCCTGGTACGCCGTGAAGCTCGCCCACGATGCGGCCAACGCGCTCTAGCGTATCTACTGATACCACGCGCATTATCTCGTACTCGACGCCTTCCGCGTCCATCTTGATCACGTCGCACCACTGGATGTCGTCACGCTCAAAGATCGTATCTAGCGTCACGCCCGGCGCAGGTCGCGGATGGTCGTGCCTGGTGTACTTGCCAGCAATGAAGCGGTGCCACGGGTCGCTATCCGCTCCGAGATAGACCGCCGTAGGCCCGTTCTCGTCCGTCACGGCTTCGCGGTAGCAGGTCACTAGCTCGTCAAGCCCGTTCTGCTTTACATTCTCACAAAGTAGCTCATAATTCTCCGGCACCGGCTCAAAAGCGTACACGCGCGCGCCTTGCATTGCCATGCGTACCGTAACCCCGCCAATGTGAGCGCCAATGTCGATAGCCACATCACCGACTCCCAGCGATTTTATGCTGTACTCGTCCGACGAAAAGCACGACAAAACTGCGTGTCGGTCGTTCGTGTCTTCGCGAAACGTGAACCATGCCGCCATGCCGTCAACCTCGAAGCGTTCGCGTGTCGTGCGTATCTCGTCCGTCATATTGCCCCCAATATCTGAGTAGAATAGAATCCCGGCGCCGCTCTTTGCCCAACGTATAGGCCGCGCGGCGTGTTGAAGTGAATCGATTGTAGCTCGTGCTCCGCAATCCAGCGCCGCATCTCGTCCGGCATGGGGCCATAGGCCCCGCCGCTACCTCGTCCCACTTGCGCCATGCCGGGGCATAGGTCGTGAATGACCAACAGCCCGCCCGGTCGCAACCATGGCCACAATCGCACCGCGTCGTCAAAGCGGAACTGTAGCTCAGTGTCTAGTAGAATCATATCAAGCGGTTCTGCCGGCGTGTACTGGCAAGCGTCACCCGTGATGCACTCTGCATAGTCGCTTGCGCCCAGATTGCCGAGTAGCACGCGGGCGTCTTGCGTATACGAGCCGTTAATCTCGATCGTTGTCAGCTTGCCGCCGCCATTGTCACGCAGTGCCAGCGCCATGTAGGCCGCTGCATGGCCCAAGCGTGTGCCCGTCTCTAGGATGCGCCGCGGCTTGAACGCGCGCACGAGGCCATAGAGCAACTCGCCAACCTCGCACTCAACCCCGCCGTCGTCAAAGGTGGTAAAGCCTACTATGTCGCCACCTTCGGGCCGTATAGTCGCCATGCCTTGGCTCAACGCGGCGATGTGACGAGCGATCATACTAGCGCCGGTTGCGCTGTAGCCATGCGTTCTTGCGCAAGTTTGATGTACTCCGGGTTGAGATCGACGCCCACAAAGTCGCGGCCCAGCTCGATGGCAACCATGCCCACGGTGCCAGCGCCGAAAAACGGATCTAGCGTCACGCACGGCACGGGCTCGCCAGCTTCGCACTCACACGTCGGACGCCAGCCGGTAGTTCGTTTTGCGCTCGTGTACTCCTCGCCTCTCTCTCGTGCCGCTTGCCTGAGCATCGCCAGTCGGTTGGCCGTGCTCCCTTGCTTATAAGCGCTTGCAGTTTCCCCGTCGTGCGCGGTTAGCCCCTTCTCCACCACTCTCTCCCACGGAGCGCCGCACTCTGGACATGCGCCCCGTTGGCTCGTGCCCGCCTTGATGCAAATGCGCGGTATCTCTGGTGGAAAAGTTGCGAAATGTGCGCCCTTGTACGGCTTCGTGCTGATCTTCCACACGTCGCGACGATTGCGAGTGGGCGCTATGGTGCGGAACGCCTCTTTTCCTGGCTCTTCGTTTTTACCGCCAAAGTCGCCGCGCTTTTTGCTTTCGCGTTTAGGCTTGCCATTGGCCCAGTCTGTCGGGTGTTGCGTGCTCCGCTCCTTTACCGCCTCGTGATCGTAGTAGTACCGCTTGCTCTTCGTGAGCATGAAGATGTACTCGTGCGACTTGGTGCAGCGGTCAGTCACGCTCTCCGGCATCGGGTTGGGCTTGTGCCAAATGATGTCAGAGCGCAGCCACCAGCCGTCATCTTGCAGCGCAAACGCCACGCGCCACGGGATGCCCACGAGGTCTTTTGGCTTG